GATAGAAAAGCAACTGCATTTGTTAATGGTGTACAGTATAACCTTACTAGTACAGCAGGAAGCACAGGTGGAACATCAGTAACAGCTGTTCAACCTGGAGTTCAAGCAACTAAAACTGCAGCCTTAACTGACGATGTGGATTTCATTCCATACGTTGGTGTTGAAGCTGGTGCGGGTGCTGCAGAAGCAGTAAACGTACATCATGTTTGCATGAGCAGAAACGTATACGAATAATAAATAAACAAGTGGGGCTTCGGCCCCACAGTTCTTGATTAAGGAGGGAACATGGCAGATACAGTTACAGGACCGACTATCCTACAACAAAATGACGCTCGCGTTACAATTAAAATAGTCAATCAATCAGATGGAACAGGAGCAACAACAGTTTTTGGTGATGTCTCAGCAATGGATGCTAGAGCAGACGGAACTGCTGTAGCACATTTAGGATTACTTAGAGTTTGGTTTTCTTGTCAAGGTGGTGATGGAGGAGACTCTTACGCACGTTTGGACGAAGAAGATGATGATGGAGATATTCCTATAATAGGTTTAACAGGAACAGGATATTGGGATTTTAGAGAGTTTGGTGGAATACCAGCAGATAAATCTAATAATACTAACCAAAGTGATGTTAATTTTGTTGTGCCAGGTGCTGCTGATAGTGGCAACATGTACACAGTTATAGCTGAATTTCAAAAGATTTATTAAGGTTTAAATGGCTTATTCAGGCACACAAACCTTTAATCTTTCGATTGAGGAAATAATAGAAGAGGCATACGAAAGATGTCAATTAGAGACTCGTAGTGGTTATGATTTAAAAACTGCTAGAAGATCTATGAACTTAATGTTAGCAGAGTGGGCAAACCGTGGTTTAAATTTATGGACTATAACATATGAAACACAAACATTAACTGCTGGTACAAATTATTATCCGATTGATCAAAAGGTTGTAGACATAGTAGATGCCGTTGTAACAACTACAACAGGCGCAACTTCTAATTTAGAAGGAGATAGTAGCACTACAGACGTTGCTATGAATAGAATTTCTAGAACTGAATATATGAATTTAAGTAAAAAAGAAAATGCATCAACAGGCGATGCAAGACCTACACAATTTGCTTTAGTTCCAGGAACAGTTACAACTGCAGGTTCATCTAGTAGTGGTAGACCAGAAAATGATATGACATTGTTTTTATATCCTAGCCCAGATAAAGCTTACATATTTAAGTATTTTTATATTGCTAGAATAGCAGATGCAGGCAGCTATACAAACAACGCTGATGTACCATTCTATTTTCTTCCTTGTTTGACGGCTGGATTAGCTTACTATATAAGTTTAAAAAGAGCACCGATGTTAAGTGCAAACTTAAAAGCGGTGTATGACGAAGAATTTAAACGTGCTTCTGAAAACGATAGGGAAAGAGTTTCTTTTAGAGTTGAACCAGCACGGGCGTACACACCATAGGAGGTAATATGCCAATATGTAAACATTGTGATCATGAATGTCATTGTAGTAATGGTGGTTCATGTTGCGGAGGACAGTGCCAATGTGGTAACTGTGAATGTAAAAAGGAGGAAGAATGAGTAATAAAAACTGGAATAACCAAACTGCCAACGCTAGTGGATCTACTGGTGGGGTAAAAAGTAATTGGAG